TCTTTTTTAACCAATCTACGGGATTTGTTTGGAAATAAACATCTCTGACATCGGTGGTAATAACATATTCATATTCTTCCCAATGGTCTTTTAGATAATCATATAATGTTAAGAATCTGGCCACATGAATTGGAGCATTGGTCTTTAACATATCAACAATAGTAAATCCTTGTTCTATTATCTTTTGTCTCGTTTTACCTGAACCAACATCACCTAAAACAAGAATCTTATCACCATCAAATCCACATTCATTGATAGATTCAATCCAAGGTTTTAACTGATTGTAATTGTAACCAGTAGCAGCACCTATTATTAAACTTCTTTTACCCACGGAAATACCTCATTATATTTTTCACTCATTATTTCATTACCATGCTCAAAGAACTCTTTAGTAACGGAACCAGCATTACCATCAAGTCTATATCCTACAGTATATTCACCAGTACAATCAAACTTTGTAAAATTTTGTGCTAATGTTGATAGAAAAACTCTATCTTGTCCCCAACCACCATGCCAAACACTCGCTATATGTATTGCAATAGATGTTTTTATACAATAACAATTAGTATCTATATGATGCGAACCTTGAAATGTTGGCCATTTACCAAGAGATTCACAATCATCATTACACAGATATTTTCCATTCTTATCATATATCATTCTTAAAGAATAACACCAATCTAAATTATTTTGTTCTATAGTATCTATACAAGATTTTACATGATTATTTCCAAACCAATTATCTTGGTCTAGATATAATACATAATCAGTATTGATAAGATGTGTAAAAGCTGCATAAATTCTATGACCATAAAACCCATTAGCTCCCACATTATCATTAAGATAACATACTTTTAGGTTTTTATTACCAAGATAATCACTTATGATTGTACTTACTTTACCTTTATATTGTAGCCCATCACACACAACAAGACATTCTGTATTTGTATTTTGTTTAAGAACTGATTCTATTGCTGTTCTTAATTCTGTAACACCTGTAGTAGGTATTATAACTGTAGCACTCATATCTTAAAACCTTCAAAATTCTTTTTATCTTTTTGAGGAGAAAAAACAGGAGAATTACCAGAATCAATAATTCCTGATTGTCCAGATTGTTCAGTATCATATAGTTTCATTTTTGACCTATCTACACCAATAGTAAATCTTTTATGATATGTTAAATCTGAATATCTATTCTTAAGTTGTTTAACCATAATCTGATTTAACTCTTCTAATTCATCAGATGATATTAAAGCAAACATCATATCTGCTGTAGCAGGTAGACCAAAACTTTCACTAACATCTTCCATTCCTGGGTCAGATGAATTAAATCCACTTCTGGTAGTTTGTGTTGCTGTTACCAATGGAACATCATATTCTACAGCAAGACCTCTTAATTCTTCTGCAATAGCTTTAACATAGGTATATGAATTTATATTGGAACCAGCTTTCAATCTAGCACTACAACAGATATTAAGATAATCTACAAATATAATATCAGGAATAAAACTTCTTTTGAGATTAAGTTCATTTAATAAAGTTCTAAAATGTGTTGATGAAGCAGAAGCAGTAGGGTATTCTTTAATTATAAGTTTACCAGTAGTTTTTTCACGAACTCTATTAACTTTTTTAATATATGAATCCTTAGACAATACCATTAATTCATCCATAGTAACATTCAAAAGATTTGCATCTATACGTTCAGCAATTCTTTCTTCTGCCATTTCCATAGTAATATAAAGAACATTCTTACCTTGTGCCATACATCCAGCAGCAACATGACACATAAATAAACTTTTACCGACACCAGTACCAGCTAAGATTACATTTAAAGTTTTTGTTGATAATCCCCCTTTTGTAATTTTATTAAAATAATCTAAGTCAAAAGGTATCTTATTTTCTTTTTTATGATAGTATTCATATCTAGCATCAGATTCTTCTAAGTAATCATGTCCAATAGAATTATCAAAAGATACTGCTAAAGCATCTGATAATAACTTTGGAATTGAACCCTTATCCTGTGTTTTATCAGCACCATCGAGAATTGAAATAGAACCCAATACTGCATTATAGATTGATTTTTCTTGACAAAATTCTTCAGTTTTATCAATAAGCCATTCTAATTTAGTTGAATCAGATTTATTAGCTTCGATTTCTCTAATATATGCATTAACGGTATCTACTTCATCTTGTGTTATATTAAGTTCACCAACAGCAATCTTAAGTGATTCGGTTGTTGGTGAATTATTATATTTTCCAGTAAAGTCTAATATTTCATTAAATACGGTTTTCTCAGTTGCATTTGGAAAATATTCGGTTTTTAAGAAGGGTAATACCTTACGCAAATATTCTTCATTGTATATTAAGTTCTTTAGTATTACTAATTCCAGATTCATATATTTCTTTTCCCATGTTAGACATTAATATGATAAGCAAATTACCGATATAATTTTTAAAGTTTATATCGTTAATAAAATTACTATCTGTATATTCTACCACATCATATGAAAATTGTAAATATATTTCTCCATCTAATTCTTCATTTTCCGCATCAATTTCCACTTTATCATATCTAAAAACAACCCCCACATAAGGACCAGTCAATAATTCTATATGTATTGCATGTGGGTCATTTTCAGGAAATAAATATTTGTAATCTATATCTTCAATCATATTATCATCCCCGACCATCAAACAAATCTTCGAAGCCATCTTGCATAATTTCATCAGATGCAACTTTATATTTTTCTTGTACAAAAGTTTTAAATGTTTCATTATTTAAAATATCTGACCAGAAATCTTTATTTTCTGTATCTTTAAATCTATATTTCTTTTCAGATACTTCACCAGTAGTCATATCAACTTTAGAATACCAGCCATTTGATGGTTTAACAACATGACCAGATAATAAAGCAACATCTAATAATCCAGACCATCTACTAATTCCACCAGCAAAAGAAACACTTACTGGTATTTTAGATTTTTCTTTAACATATCTAGATTTTTCTACATTAATAATAAAATCATATCCAACTACTTCAGTACCTTCTTTTTCTTGTTGTCTACCAAGTATAAAGATGTTATCTGCAGAATAGTAACTTCCTGTACCACCACCAACAACATCTTTAGGATATAACCCAATTTCTTTATAAGTATGGTTTACAACAACCATTGGAATATCTTTTAAATTCAAATGAGGAGTAACCATACGAAATAATGATTTAACTTGTTTAGCTCTAGACATATCAGCAACAGATTTACCATCAAGTGCATCATCGACTTCTTTCTTTGAGGCTAAATTTCCAATTGAATCTATTACAATAATTAAATGCTCTCCACGTTCAACACTTTGGAGTTGTTTCATTATATCAAATTTCAATTGTTCAATATCAGTTAATGGAGTATGAACAACTCTATCAGTATCAATACCAAAAGATTGAAAATATGATTGTGGTGAACCAAATTCAGAATCATAAAATAATAAAGCAGCATCCTCATATTTGTCCATATAAGATTTTGCCATCAACAATGAAAATGCTGTTTTAAAATGCTTACTTGGACCCGCCCACATAGTTAAACCTGGTGTCAACCCACCATCTAATTTACCTGATAATGCTACATTTATTATAGGAACTGCTGTTGGAATCATATCCTTATCAGTAAAGAATTTTGATTTTGAAAGAATTGCTGATTCTTTGATTGTACTATTTTTCTTAATTTTATCTAATATACTCATAATTTATACCTTATCATTCAAAAAATTTATAAAGTGAATCACCTTGTTTGTGTGAATTTACATTTTTACTATTTACATTAATAACATCCATATCAAAATTTGGCATATCTGAAGTGGGGATATATTTACCTTCAGAATTCTTCTCTCGCCAAATTAAATCTTTATGTTTAGGATAGTCCAAACCCCATTTAACTGTAGAATTTTTATTTAGATTTTTCAATAATTTTTTATTCAAAGGCATTATATATCTAAATTGTTTACCTTTAACTCGTCTAATACCTTTCATTTTCATAAATTCATCAGTTAACCAGAATACTTTTTCTCTACCTAACAATTTACCATTCTCTATACATAACTGTCTAGATGAACGTGGATGTATCTTTTCACCATCAGGACCAATGTAAATATCTGTCCAAATGAAACCACCATAGAAGAAATTTGCTGCTTGATATACATATCCTGGTTTACCAACGATACCATCAGCCCAAGTAAACAAATATTTCTTTTCTGGTGTATTAATCTTCATCCATTTTATAACAGCAGACAACATTTGCGATTCTGAATTTTTTGGCATATCAGGATGCATACACATTTTACCAATTTCATAATAATCAATAGAAGTACAATCTTGAAATAATTTCTTAATAGTGTGTAATGGTTGTGTACCCCAACCCAATGTTAATACACCAACCATTATATCTTCATTATATATTCCTAAAAAATGTTTAGTCAATTTAGGCATTACTTTAGAATAATGCCATGTTTGAACAAATTCGGTAGCATCATATCGATTAATATTTTTTATACTAAAATTATATTTCATTATATCACCTAAGAGAAGAATGCTTCTAGATTACTGGTTTTTTCTGTTGTCCAGCCAACACAATCTAATATAACTTTAATAGGGTCTATAAAAGTCTTTTTAAATTGCATATCATAATCTACATATTTGTCCAATCCAAATTCTGTTGGTAATCTACCTGAATAAGATATAACAGTATCTTTTATAGGATTTGGCATTTTTAAATATGTAAATTTTAACTTTTCACCTTCTTGGATATATGGATATTTTTTATCCAATCCAAATTGTTTAAGATAATTATTATATAAAATTGCACCTTTAACATGTATAGGTGTTCCAGATTTATATAATGTTAGTGCATGTTGATATTTTGCTAATCCATTGACCCCTCTTGGAAATGATATATCTTCGGTAGGAAGACTATAAAACTCTTGTTTAAAATTTTTAATAAACTCATGTATATCATTTTCAGTACCTTTCAATATAATACCAATAGATTCTTTCATTTTAGTACGGATTGCTGATGGTGTTGAAGATTTGACCATTTCCAATCCCATAACTTTCATATAAGGTTCTTTATATTGGACACCTTCATTGTTATAAACATTGAGAATATATCGTTTCTTAGCAGTCCAAATACCTTTATCTGCTAATGCTTCACGTTTCATAATCATCTTTTGGTCATAAGCATGGACATAATCAGCAAGTTCTTTATATGATTTATCAATAAATGGTTGTAATTTATCTTCACAAACTTTATCCATAAATGCAATAACTTTATCTGTATCTTTAGGACCTTGATATACCCTATCTACTAATTCACTTAATCTAAGATAAATTGAATCTGTATCTGATGCAATAACATAATCTTTATCAGTTTTCAATAAAGTGTTCATGTATCCATTTATTTTATTTTCAATCCAACGAATTGCAAATTGACCAGAAGTTGTTACAGAAACTGCCATACGCAAATCATAGAATCTAAAATATTGAGAACCCAAAGCACCATAAGCTGAATTTAATGATAATTTCTTAGCAAGTTGTAGATTATCATAACGTGCAATCTTCTTTTCTAATTCATATTTCTTAAAGGAATCAGTTTCTTTTTCCTTTTCACGTTTTGCATCTAACATCATATTCTTATATTTCTTTCTATCCGAATACATTTCATACATCATTTGAGGCAAAAACCCCTGAGTATCAGTTTTATAAAATTGCCCATTAGGAGTAAATGTAACTCCAGTTATTTTAGAAGTATCAATTTCTTTATACAACAATCTTTCAATATGACATAATGATGAAATATCTCTCATTTCAGGTGTATAATCTTCTACTTCGATTAAGGTTTCTGGAGAAATATTATATTGCATTATTAAATGTGGATAGAGAGAATTTAAATCGAAAGATGCAACCCAATCATGTTTACCTATTTGGGGTTCTTTTACATAAGCACCTTCAAACATTCCATCTTTTTCTTTATACACATTAGGTGGAACTATGATGCCTTTTTCTAATAAATTAGAATATGTCATTGCATCCCACATACGAGTTTGAGCAAATACATCTTCATAATTAGTTTTAGTATCATAAGCCATGGTTAATGCTAATTCTAATAATTTCAATTTCTCTTCCATCATTAGAATAAGTTTAACATCTTGAATATTATATTCAATAAATTTTTGATAATTTAAACGATATAACTGATGAAGATTTTCAAATTCTTCATATGATAATTTACTTTCACCAAGTTCAACATTTGCGATATTATCTAATCTATAAGATTCTTGAGATTTACCATCTGGAGCATACCATTTATATAACTCAATATAATCTAAAGAAGATACACCCATCATTTCATAATAAATTTTACTTTTGCCCATAGAATTAACTGAGCGTTCAGATATAGTATTCCAAGGAGATAGTTTCTTGGTTAATGTTTCACCCAAAATTAAGTTAAATCTATTGATGATATATGGTATATCGAAAAACTTGGTATTCCAACCAGTAATAATATCTGGACATTTAATCATCCAAACTTCAAGAAACTTTTTACATAATGTATATTCATCTTTACATTTTATATAAATTTCTTCCCCTTGTGTAATATAATCACCACAACCAAACACATAAGTTTTATCATTAATATATGTTATAGTAATTGCAGTGATTGGTTCATTAGCTTTATATGGGTCGGGAAATCCATTTTCAGAACCAACTTCTATATCTATTACACCAATAAGAATTTTATCTTGTTCCCAGTCAATCATTTGATTATGTTGGTCAGCAATAAAAGCATATTCAAATTTAGTATTGCCATAAATTGGTGAAGCATTAGAAACACTTTCAAATTGTTTTATATAATCTTTTGCTTCACGAATCCCATCAAATTTTTTCCGGGCAAGAAATTCACCATTTAATGTTTTATATTCTGTTACTTTATTAGATTTTAGATACAATGAAGGTTCATATTCCAACTTTAATTTTACACGTTTACCATTCTGTATTCCACGATAAAATATGTTATTACCCCAAACCCGAACATTTGTATAGAAATCTTTTGACACATCGACTGAATTACTCATTTAATTTCCTCATTTATAAAAACATATTATAACATAATATTATTTTCCTGTCAACTTAATACTATTTTATTTTCAGGAACAATGATACCAGCACCAAATATACCATTATAATTCTTGATAAAATCTGCAGCAGGTATATAAGAATAAACAATATGAATATATTCAAAACCAATTTCTAAATCTGTTTGTGGTTCAGAATGAATTGGAAATGGGGAGAATCCAATATTTGTCCCACCATCTTTACCTCGTACAACAGCAATACCAACTGGATTTTTTAATCTGATACCTGTTTCAGGAGAATTTGCTATTAATTCTCCTAATATATCTTCACCAGTAACTAATTTTAAAGCAACTATTTCCATGATTTCCTCTTAATGTCGTTTTCTATTCTCCACTTACCACCAATAATAGTTATAAGTTGTCTTTTACCATTCTTATGGATAATACAATGTGTATGTAACCAACTAGAAGGCCCACTTGTATAGTCCATCTTTTTTAATGAAGATGTTCCTACACAAAATAATCCACCAATAATACTTGGTGTATGTGAATGTCCAATAATTGAACGTTCACCAATTTTAGATAAATTTTGAGCACTTCCTCTGGAACCATTTGGACCAGTTGAGCCATGCATTGACAATGTTATACCATGTAAGGAAAATCCATCATCTATAAATTTAACTTTATTGTTATCTACTGAATAAATATCTTCAAGATATATTTGTAAAGCAGACCTAGATTTTCCTGCTCTTATATCAGTCAGTTTCAAATACATTAATTGATGATATATTTCAGCATTAACATAATCAAATTTGGGGTCACTTATATTTAACCATTTATCAATATGGTCGTCATGATTTGAATTAACAATAAGTGTTTGTGAAAATTTAGGTGTAGTATTTACAACATGGTCAATTGATAATTTCAATTCAGCCGTTAATGAACCATTATTAGTAATTTGATTTTTCTTCCATCTAGTAAAGAAATCAAATGCATGATGATGTGATATACTATAACTATCTATTATATCACCTCTAATAATATACTTAGGTTTTAGACATGCCACAATACCATTATCACCATAAGTAGCTTCTACAACATCTTTATCTGCAAATAAAACGTGTTCATCCCCAGTATAAATTGCTTCTATAGTATCATAATCAACAAAACCAGTTTCATTCCATACTTCATCTAAATCATGAAATGTGCCAGATTTATCTGATAATAGTTGTCTAATAAAAAATGTATCATTAGATTTATTAAGGTCAATAACAACAGCACCAAAACAATGATGAAATTGTGCTCTATGTCCTGATTTAGATGCTGAATAATTATTCTTTAATGATATACTACCAGTTGAATGTAGAATAATGCTATCACGCCATTCATTAACTGCAATAGATTTCATTTGAACAACTGGATGTCCTACAATAGTAGTCATACCTTCACAAATACCATCAATACCTGTTAATGGATTAGTAGCAGTAGCTTGAATATTACAATCGCCAATAATTTTAAATTTATCTTTATATTTAATATTATTTCTTAATAAGTATGGTTCTACTTCAGGAGGCCAATCAACATCATTTGTAGACATTGTTGGATTTCTATATCTATTACCAATTACAAATAATTTATAATTTTTTTGATTACAATATTTTTCTAAACCAGATAAAAATCCATCAAATATATCAGTATTATTTAAACAAGAGGTTACAACAATACCATTATAATTTGAATATTCTTCTTCAAATTGAACAGAATCGTTACCTATAAGTGGTAAAATATCGTGTAAGGTTTTAACAGATGGAGTATCATAAAAATGTACAGAACAATCTTTACATTTATACCGTTGTTTTATAATTCCATTAGAAAAATCAGTACCCTTTTTAATGAAATTTGTTGAATTGCAATTTGGACAATTATTCATAATTTCCCATAGTATTATTTAAAGATTTGATTATATCACATGATATCTAATATGTCAAGTTATTAGATAAAGAGGTACACCAAAGATTTCGGTGTACCTTAACTACTATTTTATGCTGCTTGTTCTTGCAACTGAGGAACTGCTTGTTGTTGCATTGAATCAATGATATTACGACTCAGTTTGTGGGGGATTTCATCTAAAGCTGCAAGGATTGTATTTGCTTGTGAAACTTTAAATACAAATGTTAATTCTTTTTCTACTGGAGCAGGGGTTGCAACTACTTCTTCTTCAACTACTTTTTCTTTGGCCATTTTCTTTTCCTATATTAATAAAATTTATAAAGTGTCACGTCATTTTGTTCTAAAATTTCATACTTTTGTCACCTCAATCTTGCAAGTTTCAA